AACTCGGAGACTGAGCAAGTTACCCCTAACCATTGCAACTGCCTTTGTGGTAATCTCTCAGCCTACAACTGCCAGTAACCAGAAGAGTAAGCCAATAACCCACCAAGTTTTGCTTTCCTTAGTGGTAATGCAATCACCTAAAACAGGAAGCAGTTCTACAATAGAGATCCAATACATAACAGACAGCCACAACCCAAAAACTCATAGCCGGAAATGCAGCAAAAAATGGTGACCCCTCTATTAAAAGGGTCACCAAAATTTGCTATTAGACACGGCGCCTATTTTCTCAACTTTGGTCTATATCCCGAACCAGGCCAGCTTTTATATATGCCATTTCTTCCCTTTGTCACTGTTTTACTGCAGCTGCTGTTGAACAATGACAATTGCAATGACTGGGAGGAGCATTTATCCCCGGTTCCATTTCATTCACTCTAAATATCTTCCCATCTAATGCTTTACACCTTTCACAGGGGTCAAGTGGATTTTGCCCGCCATTTCCACCACAACAGATGAATTCATAGTATTCATAGCCATTCCGTTTGAAACTGTCCATTTGTACTTCTGTCTGCACTCTTGCCATCTCTGTATGCATCAGCCGTTCTGCGTTATATTGAGAAGTATTGAAATGCTTGGTCAATTGATTAATGAAATCCGGATGCCTTGGATTTCTTCCAATAATCAAAGCTTTTGTCAGCATTGTTTCCAGCTGTCCTTGCAGTTCGTCCTGATAAGACCAAATTCTATCTGACCAAGTCGCATTATGGAAAGACGCATTCACGATGGAATCCAACCGCTTCACCGGATTAGCTCCGATAAATTCTCCAAAAATTCCCGCCTGTCTTTCATATTCTCGCAGGGCTTCTTCTGTCAGAGTGTCGCCAAAGTATTTTTGAACGTCTTCCCCCATCTCAATTAAAGCCAGCCCGATTTTCGCTTTCAACAATTCCAATCTGTTAATCCTAGCCCTTGCATCTGCCAGCTTGAAATACTGACTGGCAATTTTGCTATGCGGATTTTTCTTGAAGTTTTCATTTGCACGTTCCCAGGACTGCGCATCGTTCTTTCTTATCCTTTGCCTTGCCTGGGAGAGAGTAAGTCCGTTTTCATCGGCATATTCTGTGTAGAAAGAGTTGATTTCCTTCTGGATAATATCCAGTGATTTTCTATAAATCTTTCTAATGTCTTTTTCGTGTTCCCTGGCTCTTGCACGATTGACCTTATGTTGCCTTTCTTCTCGTTCTCTCCAATAACTTCTAGGAAAGACCTTTTTTGGTGTAGCCATTACTCATCACCACTCTGTCCGTTGGTTTCCTGATTATTCTGGAAGAAAAGAGAACGGTCAATGTTTCTTCCCATTTCTTCCATTTCTTCTTCTGCTATTTTTTCCATTTCTTTCTGTGCATCATCTACATAAGAAAGAAGCTTTAACTGCGTTTCTCGTGATACAATTCCGGAGGCTTGTGCTGCCGTTTGTGTTTCTTCCAGGACATTTCTCGGAACGTTCTGATTGAAGACAATGTCTATATCCTGATATGCCAGCTGGTTTCCTGTGTTTGTTCCAAGACTTGACCAGATCTTGATTTCTTTTTGTATGGATTTCTTTATAAGTGTATTGAAATCAGCTGATACATTGGAAGTGCTCCATAACTTATAAGCAAGTGCAACACCTGACGTGTTTGAAAATGTGTCGTCGCTGATATTAGCCACCATAGAAATCTGATAGATAAGCCTTTCTAATCTGTCCAGTAGAGCAGTAGAATTGCCGTTGTCGCTGGCTTTTTGTAGGTACTGCACCACCAAATTCTTTGCAGCTTCGGGGTCATCCGAATAGAGATTGAGAATTCTCTTATCCCGCATGTGATCCATTGTGTCTTTGTCTAGTTCCGCACCTAATGCAAGAAGAATCTGGTCTGCAAAGTATGAGATGTCATTGGAAGAGTTTGAAAGGGCCGAATTGTAAGACTCTGTGAGAGTAGTGATTCCTTCAAAAAGCCCCATTCTTTCATCATTGAGCATCCATTCTACTACCGGGATATATCCGTATGGGTTGAGATATGCTTCCTGTAATCGGTCATTCTCAAAGGGAATGATTTCTTCCCTTGTAAGGATTTCTCCGTACAATTTCCCTTTTCGTTTGCCTGTTGAGTGTCTCCCATATCTGACAGCAAAGAGAGCCCGCTTCTTCTTGGTATCATCATAAACAACAAAAAGGCCGTCCGGAGTTTCTGCACTGATACAAGTTTTTGCCTGCTCATCCTGATAAAAATAAGAAAATGCGTGACCATAGATAGAGCAGTACTTGACCATTCTGGAATTGTGTGCATCCATCTCTTGATCTGCCTGCCAGGTTTGGAGCTGCTCATTTACCAGTTCATCCGGATGGGAGATTTTGATGCCTTTACCATAACCATAACCGGCAAAGGTCGTTACCAGATACCGTGGGAAATTGACTGCTAAGCGCCAGTCCGGCTTCCATTTCTCTTTTTCTGGAAGATAGAGAATATCGTGGAAACCTTCGTAAAGGTTTTCCAGATACTCATACCTTCTCAGTCGTTGTTCGTGTAATTGTATATAATCCTTGACCAGGTCAAGAGTAATTCCGCTGGCTTCCAGTTCTTCCGGGTCACAGAGTAAAGGCTTTGGCAATCTATAAGGTTTTCTGTTTCTATTTTCGTCCATTATTTCACCGTCCTTATGTCAAAAGATTGATTTATGGCATTTCCTAAAGCCTGGACAAGTTCTTCATCATCTCTGAGCTGTTCTTTTCCCAAATGCTGGAATATGCCGTGTATTATTTCGTGACATAGAGTTTCTCGTTTTATTGCAGGGGACAGATTTTTATTGATGGTTATAATGCCTGTCAGATAGTTGATCTGCCCAAAATGCGTATCAGCATCAAAGGCATCGTCCTTTTCCTCTACCTTGTAAGGAATACCGCATATCATTATTTCCATTCCTTTCCATCCCCTTCCATTCATTTCCATTTTTCATCGGTTCTTTTAACGACCCATTCAATCTTTTCCTTTAATTCATTCCATTTATCATCAGGAATTTTTCCGTCTTCTGTTAGAATTATTCCTTCCCCATACTGATTTCTTCTTGTATCAGTAACATATAACGCATATAATTCTATTGTTCTCTCCATTATCTCTTTCCCCTTCCATTCATTTTCCATTAAAAAAAGACCTATGCGGTCATCTATGTTGTGCCAATATCAATCATATTGTTTTGCTTTTATCTTTCCATTTTTTACCAATACAGTAAAAACAAAATAACGCACCGCATCCATTGCGTGGTCGTGCTGTTTAATTGGCTTATCTACACCACGCTGAGCAGCCTTTGCATCCCAGATGTAGGAAGCAAATTCTTTGATTGTATTCTTGCATTGGTCAGAGAATTTTATCCGTCCCTGGTTTAACATCTTGCCTGTCTCTCTGATACCGTCTTCAACAGAGTTCCGTGCTTTTCTCACTCTGTATCCCCTTTTTCTAAGTTCCGCAATAAATGAAGCAGCTGACGGATCCACAATAACCTGTTTGATTTCCTGCCCTTGTAGAAATGTCTCAAAATCTGCTCCATATTCTGCATCTGTTTTCTGTTTTTGCTCGTCACGTCCGGAATAGTAGTATTCCCTTATGCAGTACCAGACACCATCTGTCCCTTTGTTCCATAGCAACATACAGAGTGCGTTTTGTGTTCCGTAGTCGATGGAGACATAGCGGGCTTCTTTAGAATTGATTAAATGGGATGAGATGGAAGAGAATGGAAGAATATGCTTTTCTGCTGCGAACATGTCGTAAATGATGCCTTCTGCCATTGCCCAAAGTCCTAAAATGTATCTCTTGAAAAACATTCCGGAATATTGCCGTCTGTATCTTAGTTTGATTTTCTCTGAGAGTGACAAATTGTCATCCATCGTAAAATGAAGATACAAAAGATTTCTTTCATTTCTCTTATCTATCCAGTTCGTTTTGACCCAGTGGAAAGGACCGTCAGGATTACAATTAAACCAGAATTTTGAGCCTTCGATAGAACAACGGCCGGTTGCCTGATTAACGAAGGATTCAGGCATCAGGGCCACTTCATCGAAAAAAATTCCTGCCAAAGTGATACCCTGAATCAGGTCTTGGGAACGCTCATCTTTACCGCCGAATATATAAAAGTAATTAGTTTTGCCTTTGTAGGAAATCTCCAAATAATTGTCTGCCCGGTGATCAGTGACTTTGTATCCCCTTGAAAAAAGCATCTGTTTTAGAGAGAAGAGCACGTTTCTTCTAAAAGAACCGATGGTTTTTCCTGCCATCCCTAAATTGCATCCATCAAAGTTTTCCATCGCCCATACCACAAAAGAGAGAGACATAGAAATGGTTTTTCCCGAACGAATAGCACCATCAGCAATTATGCCGTCATAATCTTTGACCGGGGAAGATTTAGCCCACCAGTTGAGCACCATTCTTTGTTTTTTAGAAAAGGGACGAAATAGAAAACCTTTTTTAGATTTAGGTCTTGCCATTACTCATCATCCCCATCATCTGCATCATCTGCATCATCAGCCCAGTCATCAGCAGCCGTGCTATTTAGTGCGTCAATAAAGCCG